ATGACTTACAATTCCGACCCCTTGATGCGTCGAGCTTCGTTTCAGACGCCGCTGCGCTATGAGCCTCTTAACACCTTCCGGTGTGGACGGCCAGAGTACCGCCTGACCGAAGAGTTCTCATTCGAACTCGGCGGTTTTGGATCTTGCTACTTCATCACTGTGCCGGCTGGATATATCACCGACTTCGCCTCTATTCCACCAGGCGCTCGATGGCTATTCCCACCGAACGGTCCCTGGGCGAAAGCCGCTGTGATCCATGACTACATGTATGAGTATGCCGCTGAGAACTTCTGGCGCCGTGAGTTCTGCGACCTGGTTTTCCTGAACGGGATGCGCCTGCTCAAGTGTCCGAAACTAAAAAGCCTCACGATGTACTACACCGTGAGGCTCTTCGGGGCCAGGAATTTTGGAAAGAAGACTTTCGAGATTTGTCAGTCGTGATCGGTCGGGTCACAGGTCACGCAAGAAACCGCGTTCCCGTGGTAATCTCCGTCGATCAGCTGCTCCCCGACATTGGTGAGTTCGTCAGCCGGAAACCGGCGTTTACAGAAGCTGCACTTCTCGTCTGAGCTGAAAGCGTCTCCACCGCCGTAGAACCGCCTCTCTGCGTCCATTAGCTGGTCGAAGACATCTTTCATTAGATCGCTCCTGCCGCTACAGCCGACGTGTCAGCCCGGTTCCGGAGACGGCGCTGGACGAGTTTCATCGTCTTGCGTCCACGAGACATCATCACCCGACGCGCTTTCCGGTTCATCGGCTTGCGCTTGCGCAGTTCGTCAGTCAGCAGTTTCTTGTAACCGGATGGGGACAGGATTTGCTGCATGGTGTCGAACATCATCTGTTCATCGACGTGGTAGATCGTGCCAGAGGCGACGCGGTGCAGCTGTTCAAGGTCTTTGGTCTCGGCTTCGGCCAGTTGAAGCGCGATCTGCTCTTCGAGTGTCTGAGGCTCCGGCTCTTCAACCGCTGTGTCATCTTCGGCGTTCACTTCAGGATCGACGAATTCAGAGGTGGAGCTTTTCAGAGGGACTTCAGCAGGCAGCGAAGCGCAAGCGGCCATAATCATCGCGGCGGTCATCGGAGAGACTGTGCCAACGTTGGAATCTGTGTTCGCGGTCTCTGCCTGGGGTTCGCCGACCGCTTCTTGTGGGAGGTCTTGCATGTTTTGCATGGATTGTTCCTTGGAAGGTGTCGGACCCAGCGAACCGGGTCCGACGATTGGGTGGTCTCGACTAGCGAGTAGCGCGGGCAGCGACGACGCGCTGGAGGTGGTCCGTCTTCGCGCCGATACGATCGGCAGCTGCAACGAAGTCTTCCTCTTCGACGCCACCAGACTCGTTCATGGCGAGCAGGTCAGCTTCGATTTCGCGCAGGTCGTCGGCGAACTGTTCAAGGTTCGTCAGACCCATGCGAGCCAGCTTCATAGCGGCTTCAACGGCGTCGATGACTTTGTTGGCTTCGTCAGCCTTGTCGTCACCGATCAGTGCCACGACCAGAGGTCCGGCAACCGTCAGGATTTTCTCAACAATCGTGAGAACGGAGGAAATGGTGCTCATTGGGTTTCCTTTTTTAAGTCAATGATGACTAAGAGCGGAGGGTGTGGATTTACTCGCCGATGTAGGCGCGGACATCCGGTTCAATTGCGGCCCAATCAGCACGCGCCTTGAAGAAGGCTTCACCGGCTTGGGCGAGGACTTCGTCAGGGACGACTTTGCCGTCAGCCAGGATCTCGGAAACCTTGTTGTCCAGATAGACATAGTTACCGAGCGAGCGAGAGGCGATCTTCACACCAGGGGTGACAGCTGCGGTCGCCTCAGCGGCTTTGATGCAGACCTCATCCGGCGTTTCGGCCGCTTCAGGGTTCACTTCTTCGTCACAGGCGAAGATAGCGGCGTCCACGGTCGCCTCATAAAGGCGGATCGTGACGTAGGCTTTCGTTTCGAACGTTTCAGCCTGGGCATACACGTCGGCGAACTCAACGCCTGCGTGCTTCTCGCTGAATCCGCTCAAGCCGGAACATGCGGATACTGTTGCAAAAGCAACAGCGGCCAAACCGGCAATCAGTGATTTCTTCATTTTGGGTTCCTTTTGTAGTCATTAATGACTGTGTATATTAAACCATTTGGACGGCTGTCCGGTCAAGTTTAATGGTTAACGGTGGTACTCTACTTTCACGCCCGCTTCCTCGAAAAAGGTCAGGGAGAGATCGAAGCGGAAACTGGTTTTGGCAAAATCCGGTTCTGGGACATGAACCGAGGTGATGCCCGCCTGTACGATCGCAGCTGCACAGCCACGACACGGGAAATAACCCTCAGAGAGATACAGGCGGGCACCTTCCAGGGACACCCCACGCCGGGACGCGGAAAGGATCGCGTTATGCTCGGCGTGGACCATCCAGTCGTATTTGTGAGGCGCAACAAAACGACTTTCGGAATTCGTACATCCGCGTGGAAGGTCATTGTAGCCGGTCGCAACGATATGATGCTCCCGATCCACAATGACACATCCGATTTGAGTGCGCGGGTCTTTGCTACGGAGTTTTACAATATTGGCAATCTGGACGAAATACTCGTCCCAACCCGGTACACCCTCGCGCATCATTGCGCAGTCTCCACGCGGAGGAGACAAGAGGCGTCGGTCCAGATACGGCGCCCCTCGTATTTGTTGATGTTCAGAAGGATCAGCCCAACCGACGCCGCAAGGTCTTCCAACGAGCCATTATTGTCGATGACCGCATCAACCGAGGCTTCGTCCCAAGCGTCAAATGGGTGAGGAGAGGGTTTGACGCCCGGACGGTTGATCTGAATGATCTTCCCACCCTGCTCTTTGTAATGCCAGGGCTGATCCTTCCGAACCGACGAGAACACAAAGAGAGTTTGGCCGGTTTGCTCAAACTGAACCTGCGCGTTGCGCATAGCTGCATGAGGCATGAACCCGGTTCCGTACTCATTCTCCATCAGACCGCCAACGGTTCCCAAGAGGTCGCGAACGGTGCGCGGACCTGCGACGGTTTCGATAACCGTATCCTTGCCTTCGCGAGTGTAGGGTAAGGTGCGCTCGAACCCAAAGAGATATGGGATTGCCTGGCGCAGGCACAGACCATCGTCGATGGGCTGATAATCATACTGCTTTTGCATGATGGCGGCGACTTCGTCCTTGCCAGCACCTGGCCAGCCACAAAGTCCGATAAAAGAGAGTTGTTGTTTCATCATGTCCCTCTTGTAAGTCATCTTTGACTTACATGCAAGCGGAAAAATGAGGAAATCTGGCTAAGCAGCGATTTTTGTGAAACCCAGCTTCTCGTAGTCCATGTCTACACCGTTTGGCAGGACGTTCTCTCCGAATCCCGGTGTTGATTTGACGATATGCTGACGGATCAGGGAATGCTCTTGCAGATGCTTGTTGCCACGATCGCGATAGTCGAAGATCGGACAGACGTTTGGCCCTTTCTTCTTCTCGCGCAGACCACGGCCAATACGCTGACGTAGCGTTGTCTCGTCCTTGCCACCACCTGCCAGGATAATCTGACCGATCGCCGGAACGTCTACACCGACGTCTAGGATCGTTGAGCCGATCACAGCGTCCAACAGACCGCGCTTTAGAGCATCCAGCGCCTGCTTTCGCTTTGCTGTACTGGTGGCTCCGAAGAGGAAGACCACCTTCATACCCTGCTCTCGCATCTGTCGGCTGAGCGCGGTTCCGTGGGCACGGCGGGTGACTAGGATCATCGACGACAAGCCGTACTGCCGGCCTTTCTTGACGCGAGCGATGATGTCGTTGTTCCGCGCCTCGTTTGACGTGATCCCCAACTCCATAGCGCGCTGCCAAGGTGTCGTGCGTTTCAGTTTACGTGGCTGCTCGCAGTCCACATACTGGAAGATCGGTTTTGCAAGGATGCCACGATCGATCAGCATCTTCTCTGAAACCTCGATCCCGATCTCACCGAACGCTGCCATCAGACGCATGTTTGCTTCACCGTCCGCTTTCATGAACGGGGTTGCAGTCAGGGCAAGACGGAACTCTGCTTTGCGGCAATACTTCAGCACTTCGAAGTAACTGTCGCCGGAGGATTCGTGTGCCTCTTCTCCGATCAGGAATTCGACCTGGCCGAGTAGCTTGATCGTGTTCTGGCGGATACGACGCTGCCGGATAGCCTCAGCGCTCGTGTCGTCCGCGTCAGGCTGTTTGAGACGTGCTGCCAGGGTTTGAACCATAGCGACGTTCAGATTGCTGTCCGGTGTCCAGACGCTATCGCCCATGACACCGACATTCCAGCCAGCATCCTCGAAGGCGTCCTTCATCTGATACATCAGCGCTTTGCGGGTGGTCAGGAAGAGTGTCGGACGTTTGATCCAGCCATAAGCGATCTTCGCGATCCGAGACTTACCGCCACCGGTTGCGACACGCGCAATCATCTGCCCGCGCTTGATTAGCTCTTGGACAGTCTGCGGTTGATAGTCGTACCGGGCGGTGTATCCGTTGTCATCGACTTTGGGGAAAGGATCACCCAGCGGTTCAGGAACCGGACGGTTGACCAGCTGGACCTTGTACCCTTTGCCCCGCAATTCCTTCTCGACGTGCGCGACAAGACCGCGTGGGAAGACTTGCTTGACCCAATCGAACATTGTGGAGCGACCATCCCACCCTGCGGTGCGGTGCGCTTCCATGTGTTCAAAACCTTCGACCGTGTAGCTGACAGCTTCGGAGACGGCGAGCATCGCTTCACGGTCACCCTTCACGACTTTGGCGTTAACAGCGTTGTACGCGATGATTACTTGCTTGCTCATGGACGCCTGTCTGGTTGGAAATACAAGGAATTGAGTTTGGTGATGCCGAGAAATCAAGGTATAATATAACTCATCTTTGACAATTTATCCATTGGGAAATTTATGCAATCTCTTGAGATCGACCCGAAGGTGTTGGTCCCGAATCCCTGGAATTCCAATCACGTCTCGCCTGACAACATGGACAAGCTGAAGAGGTCGATCAAAGACCTCGGCTTTGCTTCGGCTGTCGTCGTGCGTGAGCTGCCAGATGGCACACTGGAAATCCTCGGCGGGAAACACCGTACTGAAGCTGCAATTGAACTTGGCCTGAAGAAGGTTCCGGTTGTGAACCTTGGCGCTCTGGATGACCGGAAAGCCAAGAAGATCGGCCTCGTCGATAATCATCGCTACGGCAATGACGACGTGCTGGCACTTGCCAAGATCTTCGAAGAAATCGGCGAAGACGCAGCCACCCTCACCAATTTCCTGCCCGTTGGCCAGGCTGACATCGAAGCCGTTATCGGCTCGGTCGATTTCGACCTGGATGCCTTCGACATGGATATCCCCGAAGACGAGGACGAAGAGGACAACGGCCCCGCCCCTGAGCGCAAAGCCAAGACCCATGACGTCCTCAAGTTCCGCATCAACGTCGCAGACGCCGAACGCATCCGCCAGCTCATCGAACGCACGATGAAGGACGAGAAGCTGGACGCCAGCGATGACATGACCAACGCAGGAGACGCTTTGGCGTTTTTGTTACTTAAAGATGACTGACATTGTTGAAACAGCGAATACGATTCCTGACATCTCGCACGCCCCTGTCGAATCCTGGCAGCTGAAGCGTATCAAGCCCTACCCTGACAACCACAAGATCCACTCCAAGGAACAGGTCGAAACGCTTGCCCGCTCGATCAAGGATCAGGGATTGAACGACCCGATCACGGTCGACAAGGACGGCGTTATCATCTCCGGACACGGGCGCCTTCAAGCCTTGCAACTGCTTGGCTACAAATTTGCTCCGGTTCGTCACCTGAAGATGCTCACCCCAGAACAGGCTGACAAACTCCGGATTGCCGCGAACAAGACAGCTTCGACCGAGTACGACTTTGAGGCGTTGCAGCGCGAGCTGAACCGTCTGGGAGCAGCCGGTGCGGATCTGACTGATATCGGCCTCGACGACAAAGAGCTGGAAATGATGGTCGGCGAACTCGGCGAGCTGAACGATGACATGATCGCCGATGATATCTCGTTGGCTGTCGATGACTTCGAAGAGGAAACCCGCGAAGCCGCGTCCACGGTCGATGAGGAAGAGACATCCCTGTCGAAGGCGTTTGGTTTCTCGAAGATCCCGCTGCGTGCGACCAAGCAGATCAAGCGCCTCATGGGTCACCTGGAAGCCGAGACCGGCCTCAAAGGATCTGAGGCTCTGGTGAAGTTCGCGGAGGACTACCAGCCGTGAAGTACACGATCAACAAATCCTTCAAGACAGGCGTCACCCGTTCGGAGCGGGTGATGCACGTCGCTGAAGCGTTCGGTATCGGCCTCGACGACAAAGAGTTCACGATCTTCGACGGCCTGGAGCTGGATATCAATCCTGGCGACATGGTCTACATCAACGGTCAGTCCGGGTCCGGTAAGTCGGTCCTGTTGCGTGAGCTTACCCATGCCATGATCGACAACGGTCTGACTGTGGCGAACATCGACGCTGTCGAATACGACAATGACACGCCGATCATTGACCAGCTCGGCGAGAACATGACCGAGGCAACCACCCTTCTCGCGATGGCCGGCATCTCGGATGCGTATCTCTACATCCGGTCGCCTAAAGAGCTGTCGGACGGGCAACGCTACCGGTTCCGCCTGGCATTGCTGCTCGAACAGGATTGCGACGTCTGGATCGCTGACGAGTTCGGCGCTGTCCTCGACCGGATTACGGCGAAAGTCGTGGCTTACAATCTCCAGAAAGTCGCACGTAAAGCCGGAAAGACCGTCATGGTGGCAACGACCCACACTGACCTGATCGACGAGCTTGGACCCGACCTTCTGGTCAAGAAACGTTTCCATGATCGTGTCGAAGTGGAGCGGCCGAATGAGTAACGCCAAAGGCGGAGTGGTCAAACTCTCCGAAATCAAAACCAACAACGAGCGTCGGCATCGCAAAGAGCTGCACGCTGAAATGAAGCGCATTGCCGACCTGGTCCACGAGAACGACGCGATTGGCTACACGGTTGTGATGTTCAATCGGGGTGGTGGCGCAGCAGCCTACTGGAACACGAGCGAGCTGGGTATCGCATCCAATTTGCGGTCTGACCTTTCCAAGAAAGTTCTGGATCGGGTTGAAGCGCAAGCCGACCTGGGGGACATGATCGATGACCTCTTCGAATAAGCGCTCTCAGAAGCCCATACAGAGCGTTTTTCCAGAAGTGGACCCTTCGGACTGGAATTGCGAGAAACGCTCTCAGCGAGCTTCCCTGAGCTTTCTGGACGATATTTTGGTCAGTCGTGGGACTCGCGATGACTGGAGAGTTTTGGAAGCGCTCCATTACAAGAACCACGGCACGCTTACACCGGGGTCGCACTACTTCAAGATGACCCTGCACGGTGACGTGATCGGCGTCCTGATGATGGCGTCTCCCAAACTACTGCTCAAGGAACGTCACGCGATGTTCCCGAAGCTGAAACCAGGCAGAGATTCCAAGCTGACCAATACCATGCGGATGAAATGGATCAACGCCAACATGTCGATCGTGGCACGGTGCGTTGTGGACACGATGTTTCGCGGTGCTGGCCTGGCGTACCGGTTCACCAACCTGGCGAGCCGGATGGAAGGCAAGAAGTTCATCGAAATCCAATCGTCGATGAGCAAGTACAACCTGTTTGCCCAGAAGGCCGGTTTCAAGTTCTGTCCGCCGATGCGCTCGAACAAGTACGACGTGGGTATTCGGTTCTTCCGTGGCATGTTCGACGCCGACCCATCCGACACCGAAGGTCTCATTCAGGAGATCGAAGCGCTGCCGGAAATTGAACGAAACAAAGTCATTGATGAAATCCGGGTCTTCTACCGGAAGCACTCAATGCTGGAGAACACCGGCAAAGCTCTGATCGAGACAAACGGTGTGGCGTTCGGTGACAGCCGTGTCGCTCGGCTCCCTCTTCGCGAGCTGGTCTACCAACTCCAACAGATGGTCCTCGCCTCCCCGCTTTACGGTGTCTACCAAAATCCGGACGTGGGCAGAGAGTTCCCCAATGAAGTTCCGCTGATGTGGTTCGACCGCCAACCAACAACCCAACAACTGATCCTCGAATAGCATGGCAAAGATACCTCCCCCGAAGATCCCCGTAACAATCCGCGCGGGGAAGCAGACCGAAATCATGAAGGTGATCGTGAAAGGAAATCCGGACGGGTCTTTCGTGGACATCGACCAGATACTGGAACGCCTCTCCTACACAACGACCAAGCCCAGCCTCGGTTTCTCTCTCCGCAGTCTGGTGAACAAGGGTCTTATCACCCGCGATGAAAAACTCCGGAAAAGAGATGGACATCGCCGCAGGGTCATCAAACCAACCATCCTGGGATATGAACTGACTAAGCAGCTCCCTTAGAGTCGAATTCTTTGTGACACCTTTTGTGACAGTTTTGTGAAAGCGAAGCTTTACCGAAGGTTCTAAGGTTCTACTACGTTAGCACAGTGAGTGAGTTATCTAATATAATATATATATAACTTATAATCGCGCGCGCGTTAAAGCTATAGCAATCAATAGTTTTTCTAAAGAGTCGTTTAGTTCTTCTAATCTCCGGATTGAATTACCAATCAGGAATTAGTCATGACTGACACCAAAAAGAAACGCAAATACACCCGGTTGACCCCTGCTCAGTGGGAGACAATCGTCGTTCTCTGGGAACTTGGCAAGGTTACAATTGCCGAGCTTTCCGACATGTACCCGATCACCGAGGAAGGTCTCCGGATTGGCCTGAAGAAGCGCGGCGCCAAGAAGGGTTCTCGTGCTCACGAGGTCGGTGAAGCTGTGGTTGAGGCATCCAAAGCGGATGCCCAGAAGCGGCTTGAAGATATCGACAAGCTGAAGAAGCAATACATCGGCTATACCGACGTTGTCATCAAACTGACCATGCGGGAAGTCTCTGAAGCTCTCAAAGCTGGCGTTCCGGTGTCTACCCGCAAGGAAAGCCTTACAGCTCTCCAGAAAGCATCGGCGGTGATCTCCACACTCAGACGTGAAGCCTACGAGCTGTACGGTCTCAACGACGAGAACGCGATCAACGAAGAACTGCCTGACCTGGCAATCACCGAATACACGCCCGAAGAGCTGGAGAAAATTCGCCGAGGCTTTGAAGTCATTGATGACGATGACGAAGAAGACGAATTTGCAGAACTCGACGCCTTGGACGTGGATCTCCCGTTCGACGATGAGGGTGAAGATCAGGAGGGCACCGACTAATGGCATCCGTCGTCGTTCGCCCTGATCCGCTCACCGGCGCTCACTTCCTGAAACTTCATCCGGGCCAGATGCGCGTGTCGCGCTCAAAGTCCCGGTTCAAGGTTGTGGTTGCTGGCCGACGCTGGGGCAAGACCCACTTCTCCGCAACCAACCTGGTCAAGGCTGCGGTTCGGAAGAAGAAAGCTCTGGTCTGGTATGTCGCGCCTACCTACGGGATGGCGAAGGACATCATGTGGGACAAGCTGGTTGAGCTGATCCCGCGCCAGCTGGTCGCCAAGAAAAACGAAACCAAGCTCACGATCAAGCTGATTAACGGCTCCGAGATCCAGCTGAAGGGTGCCGATAAGCCGGATACCCTTCGCGGTCGCGGCGTCGATTACGTGGTGCTCGACGAGTATCAGGACTTCAAGCCTGGTACGTGGGAAGAAGTCATCTTCCCGACGCTTGCCGACAAACAGGGTCACGCCCTCGTTATCGGTACGCCGAAAGCTTTCAACCAGCTGTTCGACCTCTACATGAAGGGGCAAGACCCCAAGGAAAGCGATTGGGGAAGCTGGCAGTATCCAACATCCACATCGCCGTTCATTCCGCGCAAAGAGATCGAGTCGGCTCGCCGGAACCTTGACGAGAAGACCTTCCGCCAGGAATTCGAGGCAAGCTTCGAAACGATGGCCGGCCGCGTCTACTACGCCTTCAACCGCAATGACCATGTCGGCGAGTTCCCGCTAGATCCAACCAAGCCGGTTCTGATCGGGCAAGACTTCAACGTCGATCCCATGTGTTCAGCCGTCATGCAGTGGCATCCGGAGAAAGACGAACTCTGGATCGTGGATGAAATCTTCCTCAGCCAGTCGAACACCGAAGAGGTGGCTGACGAGATCGAGCGGCGCTACTGGCGTCACTTCAAAGCCAAACGTATCGCCCTGTACCCTGACCCTGCCGGTGGTAACCGGTCATCGGCTCGCGGTGAAAGCGATATCATGGTGTTTCGCGAGAAGGGCTTGAACCACATCTACTACCGCAAAAAACACCCCGTTGTTTCTGACAGGGTGAATGCGGTCAACTCCCTGCTCCGCGCAGCGGACGGACGTATTCGGCTTCGCGTGAACAGCACATGCAAGAAGGTGATCCAAAGCCTGGAGCAAACCATCTACCTGCCGAACTCTCGCGAGGTGAACAAGAAGCTCGGCACAGAGCACATGGCTGACGCTGTAGGCTACCCGATCGAGTTCCTGTTCCCGGTCAATCGGATCGCACTGCTCGGCGTCAATCGCTAGGGTTGTTTGTAATCTATTGATGAGTTATAATATGCCCTCTCGCCTCTCTGCGAAACCCTCGTCCGACCTCCTCCTCTCTTCTGTGGACGAAATGAAAACCCTCCCCAAGTCAGTTCCCCGTTTCTGACTTGGGGCTTTTTCGAGCACCCAATGACACTTGAAGAATTTCTCAAACAGTACGAGGCGATGAAGCCTGACGATGTCAAGAAGATGCTTGAACGTCGGCACCCGCACTATGCGGACAAAGCCAGCCATTGGGATTTCCTGAAAGCAACCTACGAAGGTGGCCGGGAGTGGTTTGAAAACAACATCTTCCGATACCACAAAGAGGGTAATGGCGAGTTCAAGGACCGGAAGAAGCGCGCCTATCGCTTCAACCACACCCGCGAGGTCGTGGACCTTGTAAACAAATACATTTTCAAGGCGACGATCAACCGTCGTCGCGAAGACGCCCCTAACATTGTCAAGAACTTCTGGGACGCTGCAACCTTGCGCGGCTTGTCCATTGAAGAGTTCATGAAGCTGGTCTCTGCACGCAGCTCCATCTTCGGCAAGATCTGGGTAGTTGTCGATACAACCAAGACCGCCGTTGGTGGTACGGTTGCCGAAGACAAAGCAAACCAGGAACGGGTCTACGCCTACACGGTCGAACCGTCCGACGTTCTCGACATGGCATTCACGAAAGACGGCTTCGTCTCGTGGATCATGCTGCGGGAACATGTCCGTGACGACGCCAATCCCTGGAATTCAGGCAGCGTCAAAGTTCAGTACCGTCTCTGGACGCCGACTTTCTGGGCGCTCTTCGAAGAAGAAGACAAAGCACGCCGTAACAGCCGAACAACCTACACACTGACCGACTCGAAAGAACACGGCCTGGGCTTGGTCCCGGTGTTCCCGGTCGATCACGTCATTGATGAGGATCAATACTGCGGCCAATCGCTGATCGACGATACGGCATACCTTGATCGTTCGGTTGCCAACTATCTGTCGAACCTCGACGCGATCATTCAGGACCAGACGTTCTCCCAGCTCGTTATCCCGGCGCAAGCACTGCTGCCAGGCGACGATGGGCACGAGAAGATCGTTGAGATGGGCACCAAGCGCATCTTTACCTATGACGGCCAAGCGAACATCACGCCTCAGTACATCTCTCCGGATTCCTCACAGGCCGGCATCATCCTGAGCGTGATCGAGAAGATCATTTCCGAGATTTATCACTCGACCGGCATGGCTGGCGAGCGAACCAAACAAGACAACTCGATGAGTATCGATAACTCATCCGGTGTCGCCAAGGCATACGACTTCGACAAGATGAACGCGATGCTGGCCTCCAAAGCCAACTCGCTTGAGCGCGCTGAACGGCGCCTGCTCGAAATCGTCCACGCCTACCATTCCACGCCATACGTGGCACCCGAACGTCCCTTCGTTGAGTACCCGGAGGATTTCGATGTTCGCGGCCTCTATGACGAATTCGATATCGCACAACGCCTCGCACTTGTCGCCGCGCCGAAACTTCTGCGCCGCGAACAGATGAAGGCTGTTGCCAACAAGCTACTCCCGACCGTCGCCGACAAGACCCTGAAAGACGTCAAACAGGAAATTGACGACGACTGGCTGGAAGAACCGGAAGTGCTGACCTCACCTGGCACTCCACCTGTCCCCGCCGAAGAGACCCGGCAAGGACAGGTCACTGATGAAACTGGTGACGAATAACTCTGCTCGGCAAGTGACCGTCCGATCAGAATACCGAGAGACTGGTATTAGCCCATGACTGATGAAGAAAAGCGCGCAGCTGAAGAAGCTGCGAAGAAAGCTGCTGAAGACGAAGCCGCCAAGAAGGCTGAGGAAGATGCAAAGAAAGCTGCCGAAGAGGAAGCTGCTCGCAAAGCCAAAGAATCCGACTCCGACGAAGATAAGCCTACTGAAGCAGAGGCCAAACTTCTGAAGGAAGTGATGAAGTGGAAGGAAGCTGCCAAAGCTCTTGAGTCTGAAAAGACCCAGGCGCAGAAGGAAGCCGAAGAGAAGCTGAAAGCCTACGACGGCATCGATCCGGAAGTTGCTCGCAAGGCCCTGGCGGACGCGAAAGAACGCGAACGGAAGGCTCTTGAAAGCAAGGGAGAGTACGACCGCGTAGTCGCCCAGATCACTGAAGAGCATCAGAAGCAGCTCGAAGCCGTAAGCAAGGAATCCTCTGACAAGGATGCCGAGATCGCCGCTTTGAAAGACACAGTCAACAAACTGACCGTTGGGACAAGCTTCGGCAACTCCCAATTCATCGCTGACAAACTCGTCCTGTCCCCTGCCAAAACGCAGCAGCTGTACGGTGACCATTTCGACGTCGTGGACGGCAAGATGGTTCCTTACGACAAGCCGCGTGGTGCTGCTGAACGCACGCCGCTGGTTGGATCTGACGGCAAGCCGCTGACATTCGAAGCCGCGATCGAGAAGATCGTTTCGGCCGACCCGGATTTCGAGCGGATGCAGAAGTCAAAGTTGAAGCCAGGAGCCGGTTCCCAACAGGCTGACACCAAGAAAACCGGTGACCAGCAACAGACAGAAGCCACCGGTTTCGAGCGC